CGACTATTCACATTGAAGACAATTACACAAAATGTGGACACTTAATACGATTGCTTAAGTCGGAAAAGTGACAAAAACCTCAAATGATCCCATTGGATCACGCAATCTGGCTGAAAGCCTAACCCAAAAAGAGTCTTCAAAGAAACACCCGTCAAATAGGGGGAAAGTAGCATACATATTAGAAAATTTTAATTAAAATCTATTACTTTCATCTAGTAATTAAAATTAAATACCTACAAAGTGTAGATATCCTAAAATGGTCGTGTTATGTTTACCAAAGGAGGCACACCTAACAAATAGTGGAAAGAAAAATCATCTCCAGCAGCACGATAAAACATACAATTAATAACATTTTGAGTGCCAGGAGCTGCTCGGGGTGTAGCAGTAACTACACATGGGGGCGTATTACCCTTATACATATCAGGAAAATTCAAAGGGTATGATGATGACAATATTGCTGGGGTTATGTGTGAAATATTGTAATACGGAACTTCAAACTCAAGAGCGCCCTCTAGAGATTGGAAAATTTGTGTTGTGGAAGGTTCTGATGAAACCATATCATTTGTAAGTGGTACTGTTGCCCAATTATTTGAACCTCCACCTAGAGACGCAACAGTCCACAAACCAGCTGTTGCAGGGGTAGAATACGGACTAGTTCCAATCATAGTGTACATCGTTTGTTGCATACTGCAATATAACTTAACAGTCCAAGATGTATCGAGTGTCTTACGTCCAACTGGAATTCCAGACACATTAGTATAAGTTACACCAGTAGCATCATTGTTAGCAACCTCAGATACAATCTTCCAGCGTTGAGAACCACGCCAGAAACCAAACAACAACCACCAATACTCAATTTGTGGCATATTTCTACCACCAGAGTCTGGTATCCTTGTGGTACACGGCGAAATCATTATAGTTGGAGTTGGTCTTGGTGTTGCCTCAGATGAATTTTGACCTGTCCAACCATTCAAATTATTATTAACCTTACCAAAGCGCTTAATTAATTGACGCACACTAGTTATTTTTTCTCCAGTACACAAAGCTTCAGGAGCCCAATTAGATTCCAATGATTCTTGATCAATTCTTTGTGGCATTTGTCCAAGTTGTGCATCATTACGTTGCACGGCTTCTGAAGTACCCATGAATCCTTGAACGACAATAAAGTCTTCTTCATCTGTTGCTGTTGATGACGGAATATAATTGGGACATGTTGGATTTGCAAACTTCAAATCAGAACCACCTGCAATTTCTACAATAACATTAATTGGACCCACCACAGTACTTGTTGCCTTAAGTTGGTTAATTATTTCAACTTGAATAATACCTGTCACACAATTATAACGATAATAACCAGTTCCACCAGCTGTGTCATTCAACCAATCAGATTCAGGGCGAACACAAGCCATCCAAGGCCGACTAGATATATAAGGAACAGTAAAGGAAACTTCATTTGAATCACGTAAATCAACCACTGTACGATAACATTTATTTGTATCCTGAGTTCCCGCTAAAGATTGATCAAAGCAGTATGGAATAAAAGAAATCTGAAGACGACCAGAATGAAATTGTGTTTTAACAAATTTAAATGTATAAACCATAGATCCTCGCCATAGCCCAAACATGTTCGCGACATAACCCATATGCGTGGTTGCGAATTTAGTTGTAGATCCAATCTGTTTTATTTTAAGAGGAGTTATCCAATTCTGCCAAATAATTCCACTAGTTGCAGTATCACTCCATGTGAACGTATCCCAATAATTTGGAACAGTTACAATACGAGAAATTGCCATCTCATCAACAGATGTTCCAGCCAATCCAGGTTGAGTTTCAATTTCATTATCAGAAGCGAGCGCCAATTTATGTGAAGCATCTATTCCATCAAAGTTAGCCATACGAATTTGCCCACGCAATTTAGTTTCGCACAGATCTCCTTTTGTAGTAGGTTTAGAATACCCAAGAAGTCGAAGAAGATTTGAAGCCTGAGTTGAGATCCATGCTGGTTTTGTAAACATATTACCTAAAATAGGAATTCGAGACAAATCAGAAAGTCCAGCAGCAATTTTACCAACACCAACACTAGGAGCATTTTGATTATGTATGAGAGTTTCCTCAACACCACCTTGCACACAAATATCAGTAAATGTAGGGGCTGGTGTAATTTTAAGTGGCATACCAGTGGGATATTGAATATCAACATCTGTAAGCCAAGCCCACACAGTATATTCGACTGAAGAAGTACCACTTGTCACATCTTTAAGTGGAGAATAAACAACGATACCAACTCTACCAAACGAACCCTGCCCAGTAATTAAATTATAGAAAGCATGAGGAGAAACATATGGAATTTGCATAATTGCTTCAGTACCAACACCAAGATCAAGATCAGTTCTAGGACACCCAGATCGCCCCTGGAGTGTTGCATTAATCATAGAAACTCTATTAGACATATATTGTGCATAAGGAATATACTGTATCATCAACCTACCAGCTTGAAAAGGTTGCGAATTCACCTGAACTTTGACATTTAATGTAGCCCGCAAACCAACAAAACCTGCTAATTTCTCCTGGTACATGGTATTCCCAAGCATTGCATCTGGAAAATTGTAAAAGACCATTTCAGTTCCTTGGGGTTGGGAAGTATCCAAAGTTGAAGCGGGAGTTGATACAATAATAGGTCGTGATAGAAAATCGCGTACAGTATGTTCGCGAAATTCTTTAGCCGTCATATGCAGATATTTAGTATCAATATCCACAATATCTGGTAAAGCAAGAGCAGAAGGTACAACACCCTCTGAAGACATAGTAACAATTTCTTGTTGTTGAGAGAGAACTTTTCGTTCTCCAATTTCATGAGATTCGGCAAGTCAAATTCTTAACTCACTAGACGACTTAATCAATAGTGAGTGCAGTGGGGTGACCTAGATATTGAGGGGCTGCCTCAGAGCATCTTGATCAGTAAGACTAAATAGTCAACCCTTTCAATTAAATAGCAATACTTTCCATTTTAAACCCACAAAATTATTAAGAAAATAAGATCACATTTAATTATCCACTTACGTCTGCCACACCTTTTAACCTCTTAGGTGACATTGGAGGATGGAAAATTAGAAGAAAGCGTAATCTTCAATATCCCAACCAAAAGTAATATCAAGCAATAAACTTTTGTATGGACGAATAACAGGTTTTCGCCCTGGGAAAAGATCATAATTCTTAAGTATAGCCTCTTTAAGTTCATTATAAGCTTCTTCTCCATGATACACAATCTCTCGAAATGCCACATCGATATTATCTAATAATATCAAGTTGAGATCAAGAAATGACTTAGATTTACGGACCCAATTTAGCATCTCCCAAATAGTTGCTTGATCGAGGGGTGCTACAGTGCGACACAATGTATCATTATAAACAAAACCACGTTTCAAAAATTGAACATCATCAAGAGTGCGATGTTTTATCAATAAACCTGTTTTACCTTCATCAGTATACGTGTGGTTTATTTCACTGAGAGCTTCTGATATTGTAATTTGATTAAATTTATCTATAACATTTGCCGAAATATTTAACACATTATCATCTACATATGCAATCATATAGACGTATTTAGAAAATTTATCTTGACCAACCAAAGGAGTAAAAGAAAATATTATATTCCAAGAATAGCGAATAATAAAATTATTATATATAGAATTCAAAATTGCGGTCATCGGATTCCCAGAGGGTTGTGAGTGAGTCCATTGATAAACATTATTTTGGAAAATGTGAATAGAGTGAGCAAGATGCGACCACAAACCAAAACAAACCTTATAATCATCTTCCGAAATCTCTTGATATTGTCTTACCCATGGAATGTAAATTTGGTGGAAAATAGCCCATAAAATCTGTGAATTCAAGGAACCATCGAAATTCGAAAAATCACCAGCAACAATATGTGACCCTTTACTTTTCAAAAGAGTCGAAAGAAGATCCCATTCAACATCAAATGGATTAACACCAACTGCTATACCATTATGATGACGATTGTGCATTAACCAAGCGTTAAATCCCAAAAAATACATTCGAAAAGCAATCACATAATGTTGCGGACATGCGGAAAAGACGCGAGTTGTATCCTTCGTTCGCAATTCATCTTTCAATGTATCCACACAAAAAACTCCCTTTAATTCACATTTTTTGTATGATTCCAATAAATTTTGAACATCATTAAATAGTCTCTCTCCATGTGCACTCAAAAAAGGTGGCTCACAATCAAACTCCTCCCACTACCAAGAAAATCCTGTTTTCCTGGCAATTTTCTTTTTTCTATTGAATATGGATAGCCAGCAGATGACGTTCGATTTATTGAGCGAATGAAAGGATCTTCTGTCCCACAAATTGCGTCTTTATAACTCAAAAAAGTTACAGGTTGAAAATCTGTGTGACTTTCACAAAATTTTGCAAATAGAACTGAAGAAATTTCAGAAATTACATCTTCCTCAAGCAACGAAATTGGGACGCCACATTTTTTAAGGCCGGTCATTAATGGATCCACTAATTCTCCATCTTTCTCAAATGGTTTTAATCGAGCCGGATGTTTCATAACTGGTCGCAAATGACCGGATAACAATGACGGTGTTAAAACGGATTTTGTAGCTTGCCCAACAGGTATTGGTGCTCGCCCCAAAGGCACAAATTCACCTTGTGGAATTAATGGACGTTGAGCTATTAACTCATCAACATTAACTGAGAATTGGCATTCCACACCCATATCTTCCAAACCTTCCATCAATTGTTCATAAGTAATTGGCACAGAAAATCCAGTACCATTTTTCGTGGAACCAGCAACATGCATGCCAATAACCTTTCGCTGCAAATTTTTATTAAACAATACAAATAAAGCGCCACAATCACCTTTCACAGAAGTTCCAGAATAATAATAGCATTTGCGCATCTTAATTTCATCCCAAATTGGAGAACCAAAGAAATTTTTCCGTTTAGTTGGAATTTTGACATCAAGAGTAGTATCCAAAGCACATACACTATGGAAAGTTTTAATAGTTCGGATTGGTTTCTTACCATTATCAATAAAAGTAGCTATAGCACCTTCAAACTGCCCATCACCAATTTCCCTTGATCATTAGCTGACATAAATAACTTAGTTATGTCTGCACAGGGATAACCAGGAAAACTGTGAATATCCACCAAAACTGCATCTTTCTATCCTTCAGCACCAGACAATCGACAAGCATATGGTGATAATTTTCCAGAACCATACTTGAAAATGCGTGATAGCGGAAACTTAAACATCAATTGACCTTCACTATCAAACAAATTTATTTCCTCATCCACGCAGAGATCATAATTTTGCATTAATGAAATATAGTGAAAAGGCATCAAAAAAACTTTCCCACGAACAAATGTTACATTTCCAACAAATTTATCTACTTTCATCAAAAAGGTATTTCGATCAATTTTATGACTAATAATTTCCCATGCATTTGGATCTGTTGTTCCTTGAGCTTCTATAACCTCACCCATTATTGGAGTTCCACCATGCACAAAAATTTGTTTAGGTTTTTTACTATTTTGGGCACCAGAATGCGCCAATTCCACTTCTGCATCTTCATCAGTCTTAAAAAATTGATAAAGACCAAAAATGACACCAGAAACTGCACCAAATACAGCCAGAGCTTCAAAAACGCGATATTTCTTTAGAACGTTTTTGAGCGCACTTTCATATTGGTCTATGTAATGTTGACATGTTGCTATTGCCTGAGAAAACAAATTTCCTTTCTTCTTCTCTGCCAACTTATATTGCCGGAAAACCTTCCACCAATCATCATCTTGGGCAAACCATTCAGCAATAGCCCATGGTAGCATACCACGTTCTTCCATTTCTCGAATTTTAATTGGCACAACATCTATCATTTCATATGAGATCGCGTCTTGAAATTCTTCTCCTCCCTGTACTTCAACCCAGTCTGTTTTCATGCGCTCTTTGATATCAGCACAAAACGTTGTAAATTCTGCTTGTTTTGCACGCCAATCTTGTATTAAACGAGTACGAAGTTGTTCGTACGTTATTGGCTTGCGATGATCTTGCCATTTCTTAGTCACGAAATCATATTTTTGCTGCTGAAATTCATAGTAATCTGTCTCTAAATGAGGTGAAATACGCTTAGATTTATCAAGCATATAAACAGGAGGTTTATTTGGTTCACTGATTAATTTTCGGTACTGATCTTTAACAACCACTTTGAAAGCATTGTCATTCATACGTGTATAAAAGGCTTGAGGATGAGTCAATGAGTGACATTCGACATTAGGTTCATTAGACGTGTAAATCATAAACTTAGCTTTTAAAAAAGTATTTTTATCTGATAAAGCAGCCATATGGACGTGGCATGGGAACATGTTATTAGTTCGAATAACTTCAGAAATTTCAGGGTTGGGTTTCAACTTATCATCCTTTAAAGCAAATGCATCATCCATTAAAACTATTGGTATAAAATCACGAAATCCATCCCAGAACTCAGTTTCAGCTTGACGAGCATAAATCAATTGATCAGCCTCTTCAGGTGTGTAACCCATTTTCTTCAGAAGATCAGCACATAAAGCCCAAACCAAACAAGATTTTCCTATTTGAGAATCACCAATCAACCACAAGTTTACGGGTCGAATTTTTGGTCCACCTCCAGAAGTTGGAGCAATCTCAACATATTTAAATAATTGATGTGCTGGGAACAACATTTTACTCACACTCTGTTTGATATCATTAGGTAAAGTCCAATCCTGTGCATATTTTTGTCCTTGGGCCCACAACTTACTCACTTTATGTGCCACATCGGGATTCAAATCTACTTTATTTCGTTCTGCGAGGCTTGAATAACGTTCAACTTCCTTCATCCAATCTTTTATTTCCCGGATATAATCATTTGTTGATTGGAAATCTGGATTTTCTTTCCCAAGCAAAAGATGTTTACAACTCTCTAATCCAATATTAAAATAATCTGAACACAAATTCCAAATCTTTTTACTACCATCAGCTGCTTGAGGAAGACGAGCCAATCGATTTAAATATGTGTCCCAATCTTTCTTACCAGGAATTTGTTTAATAAATAAGAAGGCCATCAAAGAAAATATAATCTTTCCAACCAAACAAAAAGTGGAATTATTCAAAAGTTCTTCCTCGAAACCACCCTGAACAGTTGTATCATTGAGACTACCGTACAATTCTTTCAGATAAGAAATAATAGATTCGTCTAAACCATAAGAATGAGCTAAAACAATAAGAACACTACAAACTGCAATTTTCTTTTGACCCAAAAGGAAAAGTCCCTGTAAAAGAAAGAAAAACATACAGAATTTAAATAAATCACCTTTAATAGTTTCAAGAGTTACGCCAAATGAAAATGCTGACTCATGTAATACACTTGTTGACTGCGATATATTATTAGCCAACATTGGCACAAACTGTTCAACAACCGTAATTAAGCGCTTAAAATTTCCATTTAAATCATCAACACCTCCAACGGCTTTGTCAATTTGTTCAAAAACTCTCATCTGAGCCACTATCTCCCCAAAATCCCTGGGATCGTTAATTCGGGACTTTGATAGGACAGGGCCTGGATTTGATTCAATATCTCCACATAATTTCAATAACTCTTGTTGTGTTGATTCACGCAATGAATAAAAATAATAAATGGAATGGAAATGTCGAAAATCCTCTGGTAAATAAACATGTAATTGATGAAATGCTGTAAAATTTGCTAAAGTCCGCACAATCAAATTCCATTCGTGTTTCATAATGTTACCGACTTCCCGAGGACGATCAATAATTATTTCACGTCCCATATGACTAACACTCTCAACACAAACATAATCTATTGGCCGAAAAGAGACTTGGATAGGAGGTCCAGGGTTCAATTCAACATCCCCTGATAACAACAAACGGAAATGATTAAAATCTACAGATTTCAACATCAATAATTGAAGTTTTTTGAAAAACAAAGATTCTAAAAACACAAAATAATCTGATTTTGACATCTGACAAATCACTTGTCTACATGCACCAGAGAATAATAAAGTTTCAATCAAAAAACACATTTTTTTACATATGAGATTAGTATTACGAGTATAACTTGAATAAACAAAACTATCCGACAAGTCCATAAATGAGAGAGCTTTATCATCTTGAGGAGTAAAATAAAAAGTAAAATGTCCATTAATACCTTGAAAGACCAAACCAAGACCTCCTGCTTCTGTTGGAAAAAATCTTTCTAATTTATAAGCGCAATAAGGATCTTGATCAATTAGAGAACAATAAGAAAGATATTCAAGAGAGGGAGGCCCAGGATTTGCCTCTATACCTTCTCGCAACAAATCCCTCAACCAATGGGATGATGGTAAACATTCCAAATAATGTTCTTCTCCAGCTAAAGCTAATTCCAAGACAGATTTAGCTGCTTTTTCTCGTGAAGATACTTTGGTTCTATCTCGAGCTGTTGCAACATAAGTAATTCCATCAATTTTAAGATTAATAGTGGTCAGAAAACGTGGATCATGATCAGGAGTAAATGCTTCACGAACGACAGCTATCTCTCGGGATGCATTTTTGTGCAATTGCACAAACTCATTCAAACCACAAGAAAAGTTTTGTTGCAAAAACAAACCTTTCATCTGAGCTATTAAAACTTCAGTAGGATCAACCAATGGTCCAGGATTAGACTCAATCCCTTCTCTCAACAGAATTCCTCGCATTGTATCAACTTCTGTAGTATCATAATCAATAGGCAACAATCCATATTCATAGCACACACTTGGGAAAGCTAAAATCCAATTATACAACCATCTTCTTTCTAGAGCTTCTTCCATAATCAACTTACGTTGACGACGACTTCCGCTCACAGCATCAATCAAAGTGATGCACCGTTCTTCAATTGGTAAGTCATCCAAAATCTCCCAATCAGACGCACACACAAAAAATTTTTTTGGCACATTTTTCTTTTTAATTATTTTCCTAACGGGTTGCATTTCTTTCTTAATTTCTTGACAAAAAGGAAACCAGTTAGAAAAATAATATGTGTCAACACCTTCTCCATGCACACAACATCCAGTTCGTAGTAAATCCATATCATAGTCAGTAAGAGTACGCGAAAACGACGAAGTAACTTTAATAAAAGTGTCCATGTTAGTGAGATCAAAATAATATATATCCATTAAACTCAGAGCCATTAATGAGTTGTCTGTAGCTAAACAAATATTGCAAAAACTTCATAAATCAAATACTTGTAAACAATTTAGATGAAATAATCATACGCTGCAATAAATGTTCTTGGGGCAGTTCTCAACGGGGGTTGGAAAAACTTCAATATATTACAAAATGCCTGCACATTTTAACTAGATCGGCTCCAGAGCCAACTTCACATCACCTTTCACAGTGCAGAAAATGCCAGCTCCTTCACAGGGCCAAAATGCATGTTTTAACCTCTTACGCATAGCCTGAGGGGTCTACAATCAAAAACAAGAATAACCAAAATATAGCAAAAGTCGTTACCAAAAGGACCACTTAAATAATACAACAATTAGGATTTCGCCTGTCAGGCCCAAAATTCATGGGTTCTGCCTAATTATTATATATCTTCTTTTTGAAGTAGAAGTCACCTAGTCTTTGAATAGTTCTAGTATCTATTTTGTAGTCTTTCCAAACTGTCATTAACAAATACCAATAAATAAAATCATAAATTAAATCCACCCTTCACCATACATATCATCCACTATCGATATGCACGCTTTCAGTCATACTTATAGCCCGTAATAACATATGATATAGTATAATCGAATGTAACTATATACCATACTTAAAAGAAATATAAGAATCATCCTTAATTGAATTTAATAATCTCATTTACG